CCCGCTTGTATGCCGCATTCGTAGCGGTTGGGATGGTCGCGGGATTCGTCGTTGTATCCGACGGTGCACAATATCCGCCGATCCAATACCAGGACTGGGCGATGATCTGCTGCAGCCGGTCGATCGGCTCGCGGGTTACCATGGCGACATCATCAACCACCGAGACGATCGAGTCCCTGGGCACCACGTCTTCCGCCGCCATGCCAGCGAAGTCCCCTTCGATCAGCGCCCCTTGTCCGCAGATGATTGGCCGTCGTACCATAAGACCGGCCAGCGTCGGATGTGGCTGCACGAAGGCCTCTGTTGTTGGAATGAACCGCAGTCCGAGGAAGTCGTTTGTCATTCCCTGCCGGAAGACCTGGTTGGCTGACGTAGCCCCTTGGAACAGCTGCTTGAAGTCCGGATCAGCAAATAACTGCCGGGCCGATACTGGATCGAGGTAGCAATTGTAGACGCCATCAATTTCCGGTACGGCGTTCATGCGTAGCTTTGCTACAGAGTCCAGTAGGCACGACATTGTTAGCACGTCAGTGGCTGTCAACGCGGACGTCGTGCTCCGCTGTGAAGGCCGAACGACAACGGACGCATTCGCGGCAGCAGTCGCATTTCCTGCGGTGCCGTCGGAAACTGAGACATTGCCTGAGAAAGTCAAAACGCCAGAGACCCCGTTGGGGGTTGTCGAAACGTTGGTGATATCAACATTTGTACCGATAAGTGTATAGGCATTGGAACCTACAGTCACAGTCAGCGGATTTGAGGCGCTGACGGTCTGTTGCACACCATTGACGAATGCCGCAGTAAATCCACGGATATCGTCGACGGCTACGGCTGGTCCGGCACTTCCGAGTGTGGTGCGAACCCGTGTGTTGCCGCCAAAGTAGCTGCTGAAGAGGGCGTTTCGTGCCAATTCATCCAGGCTGCGTGCTGCCTGTTCACCGTTGACATAGGCGTTCTGTAGGAACTGTGAAGCGATGCCGACGCGGCTGGTAACCATATTGAGGTCGGTCGTTGCCGCGTAATGGTTTATAGTGATTGTGTACTGTTCAACGCCCCAGCCGGTCGGCGTTAGGCCATTGTCAAAATTTGTGTTTGTGCTTGGCTGAAGCGGGGTCGTAATGCTTGGTTTCAGCCCGGCCCGGGTCTTGGTCAGAGTCTCGCCTATGCCAACGGCTATCTTAACCCGGTCTGCACATGCCCGATATCCTAGGCGCGACTTCAGTGCCTGCTCGAACTCTCGTTCGAGGAATCCCTGCTGAATGATTGGTTGCAATGCGGGAGGGAAATTCTGAATACCCATAAGGGAAGCCCTTCAGCGTGGTTGATAGCGAAACGCGTGTCTCAATCTTGGGACCTAGCTAGGGTCGATGCTTGAGCAGCTCAGTGCGAGCGGCGCGGTATTCCTCATCGGTCATCTCCGTTGCCAGCTTCAGCCTTGGCGGTTGCGCGGGCGGCGCATTGGCCCCACTTGACGATGAAGGGGCACTGAACAGCCAAGGCTTAGCACGCCTCAACTGCGCAATGAGGTCAGCGCCATTTGCGAGTTCACCACCTGGTGTGACTTGCACTTCGTGGAAGTCAAGGAGCTTCAGGCCGTCCATGTCGAGAATGCCAGCACGTACTGCTTCAACCTTTAGCTCGGCACGAATGATACGCGACCTTGCTTCTTGCTCCGTCTCGGCCAAGCGTCGTTCGAGGGCTTCTGTGCGTTCGCGTAGTTCCGCCACTGGATCTACGTTCGGTGCGGTGGCTATTTCGTCGTCAGACATTCATTCAGTTCCGTTCATTCCTCTATCGATGCCAATGCGCACGAGCTCCGCTGGCACATCTTCGATGTCATATGTATCGGCAATAGCCTTAACGGCGCTCTCGCGGCTGATATGCCCCGCGGTGGCCAAGGTGCTTAGGGTCTGGGCGTCTTTCTGGCGATCATCGGAGGTCGCCGGATACCAATGTGGCCATTTGAGGGAGAGCCGCGCTGCCACATCCAGCACTGGCACTCCGCAGCCCATGACGTATAGCTGATAGACGTGAGATGCGCGCAACACCATCCGCGCGAGAGAGAGGAGCGCGCCTTCGCCATAGCTGATGCGCAGATTGTCGGCGAGCCAGATGAGGCCTTGATTCATCAACTCCAGTGCGCGGCCTGACTGCGCCGCGGTCAGGCGATCGGCGTTTGCACGGTTGCCGTGAACACTTTCCAGGGCGAGCTCACGGAGGGTGCGCACATATTCAATCACCGCTGCAGAGGCCGTGCCGCCAATTTCCAGCAACTTGGCGTCGCCTTTTTCGCTCACCACCAGTGCATTGCCTGCGCCCTTCACGATCTCACTGTCAGTCGTGGCGGGCTCCTTGATCAACAATGTAGGATCACTGCTGTATTTCAGACCTCGCCCAGCTTGGCTGAGTTGATAGTCAATCTCGATCTGTGTTTCGATAGCTGCTCGGAAAGTACAAGCACCATCCGCCGGGTCACCTGTTGAGGACGGCCCTGGCAGGTTTCGGATCCACACGATGGGTACGAAGCCGAGCCCATGCTGGACGCTGCGAATTGGATCGATCGCCGGTTCAAATGAGCTCGTGACGGGCGCTGGCACGAACCATATCTCGGCGTCGCTGTCCCAGCGCCTTGTGAACCAGTAGTCAATGTTGGAATCTGCGACGTCGTATCCATTCGTCGCCAGGACCTCCCCTGGAACGCGGTATTTCTCGGTGACGCGTCTGAGGGTATCCGGTTCCTGAGGATCCCATTCTGGTGTCAGATAGGTAGTGTCGAGAACGTCGAAGAAGACGCGTCCCCTCAGCACGCGCATCAGTATTGCAACAGATCCGATCGCGCCTCGGATCGCTGCCTCCGTCATTGCCAGATTGAGGCGCGTCTCCTTGGCAATGTCGGCGAGCACCGTGCGGACTGTCCGGTCGGCGCAGTCAATCGTCGGAAAGTGGCCTTCGCTGAATAGCAGAGATACGCTGTCTTCTACGACGATGCGGCACAAGGCGTAGCGCACACTGGGACGGCGGTTCCGTAGCGGAATGTATTCGCCGCCTGCCCCACGTTCTTCGTGAAACTGGTACGGCAAGACGTCGTAAAGTCTGCCATCGAGTACACGTTTGAGGATGTCCAAAGTCCTAGCGCGTGTTGGAAACCGTGGATCACGGGGGATCAGACTGCAGATTGTTTCGAACATTGAAAAAGCTCTGAAAGACCTTGGACGCCTACCTGGACAAAAGCGATACGGGGATGCGGCGTATGGGTGTTGTCTCGGTCATCAGCATGAACGCCCGGGACAGTGCGTCGACCTGGTCATCTTTGCGGCCGAACGGAAACTCGCGCAGTTCCTCAAGAAAGGCGTGGTTCCATGCCGCGCGCACCATCGCAAAGTTCCTTGCCTCAACCTGTGAAGAAACCGGATTGGCCCGGGTGGCTTTGGATCCAGTTTCAGGTGATGACCTGACGTGATGACCAGCGAGTTCATTGGTCAAATAGCGCACTTGATGTTTGCCGGCTTGGCCGGGATCTGTTGGCAGGCCTACGGTCACCTGCCGACCGTCAATTCGTGCTGCCTCGACAATGGCGTCCTGAACGCCAAGTGGTGTGCCACGCAGTCGCACGACGTCTAGTACGACGAACCGGCCCGATCGTTCTCGCCCCAGTTTGACCCCTACTGTCCAATCCGGATCGTGTTCGCTGACGGACGAGGCCAGGTCCCATGCGCGCACGACCAATCCGTCAGTCACTGTGGGAGATGTGTCGAGGATTTCGATGAACTCTGTTTTGAACAGGCTACCTTTAGGGGGACGAGGCGTTTGCTGATACATCGCATACCATACTCGCCCACCCAACGTGTCGCGTCTGCGTTGCAGCGCTGCGTCGTCTTCCCACGCCGGCCATAATGCTGAATTGAGGGCGCGTCCTAGCGGATCATCGTCGTCGGCGGTAGCGGGCAGGCGGATGACGTGCCATTCCAATGGGTCCTGCGCCAGCAAGCGACCAGCTAGGTCATCTTCGTGCCAGCGAGTCATGATCAGCACGACGCGCCCGCCCGGTTTGAGACGCGTCGTAAGATCTGCCCTGTACCAATTCCACAAGCGGTCGCGAAATACAGAACTATCGGCTTCGGCGTGCGATTTGACCGGATCATCAATGATGACCAGATCAGCACGATGACCAGTCAACGGCCCACGAACGCCAGCGGAGAAGTATTCCCCACGGTTGGTTGTTCGCCAGTGACGTGCCATCTGCGCGCCATGGAGTAGTCGATAGCCAAGACGATCGCCATATTCGCGTACTTGCTCTCGAACTTGCCGACTGAAGTCTTCAGCCAGGCTCGCTGTATGCGAGGTTGCAATGACAGACGTGGACGGATGTTCAGTCAGCCACCAAACTGGAAACAGGATTGACGCAAAGGTCGATTTCGCCGAACCAGGCGGCATCAGGACCATCAAGCGATCAATCTCCCCCCGTCCGACAGCATCTAGTGTCTGCAGGAGCAGTTGATGGTGTAGTGCCGGAGCTCGGCCAAACTGGCCAGTGTTCCAGGTGGCCCATTCAAGGAAGCCGTTGGTTTGGCCGTATATACGATTCTGGATCAGGGCCTGCGGTTGATGCGAAGGGCCTGGCATTGTACTGAGCAGTCTTGGGAGAAGCTTGGTGCACCGGAACAGGGCTCATACAGCACTTCGCCCGGAGCCATGATCGCGCTGCCGCTAATTCAAGGATGTCTCAACTCCGCATGTCGCCATCATATCTAACTGGATACCCGAAACTGGGG